GAGCATTTCGGGCTTCATTTTATTTTGGAATCGCATCTCGTTGGCATACTCAAATGCCCTGAGGCTGTGCTCCGTGGCAAACGTGGGGGTATCTGCGATCTTGGCTTTCATCATCATTTCGATCACCTCTTGATCGGACAGCCGCCCGTCTGCGCGGCGTGCAATGCCTTCGATCTGTATCTGCTCGGAAGAGCTGTCCGCCTGGCCAAGTCTTGCTTGCCTGCGAAAAGCAATCAAGTCCTCCTCGGTTGGGTTGACGCTGTAAAGAGCCCTGTCGATTTCCTTCTGCACCCAGGCCTGGCGCTTGGCCTCTGTGTCCAATCCCAGGGTGCCAGCCTTTGCCCGAGCCTCTACCTGTAGCTCGCTCATCAGGTGGAAGAGGTAATTGAATTTCCCGTGCATTTCATCGAACGAACCCAGCATTCTCAACGCCGGATATAGCGGGATGTCCTGGTGCAGCTTCTGCAGTTGCAGGCGGGCGGCCGCATTGAGCTTCGGGCCAGCCATCGCCACATTGGCAAGGAAATTTCGCTTGGCCCATGGCTGCATGTACGTGGCCATCACCTCTGCCCTGGTCTCCGCATTGCTGCTCATGGTGGTCCCATAAGCATCAGGGTTCCCCCCGAAGCGCGTGACGCCCTCCTTGTAGGCGTCAGCGAGCATGGCCTTGAGGTTGTGCCGGGTGCCGTGCCAGGCATAGAGCCAGGCCTTGGCGTTGATCTTTGAAGCCTCCACAAGGCCCAGCCGCTTCAGGCTGTCCGTGCCGACTGGCACCATGACCATGCCATCAGCCATGGTTTTCTGAAGCGGGCCCGCAAACGCCATGACGAGATTGCTGACCTCCCCGGAGATCAGCTGGGTGCGCAGGCCAGACAGCTTTGAGTCGCGCCCCATGGTTGCCGCCCGGCGCATGGTGGTGTTGAACCACCCCCCCTCCAGCTTGGCCATGGGATCCAGGCCGCCTTCCAGCCGGGCGCTGTCGACCATCTGCCGAAGCGCTGGCAGCCCCGCCGGCCCCTCGTCCACGCGGCTGATGACCTGCCCGATGAAGCTGTCAATGTCCACGTCTCGCGGCTTCAGCGTCAGCGCCTCTCCCGCCTCTGGCGTGTCGAGAAAATCGTCGGCAGCCTTGGCGGAGTCCGCGGCGTCCTGGCCGACCTGGAGGGTGAACGTCCTCCCGGATTCGATCGGATCCTGGAGGCTGCGCAGTGCCTGCGCGGTCCGCCTCCTGGCAAAGGCGAAATGGCGCTCCCCAACAAGCGCCAGCTTGTACGCCTCGTAGGCGGTTTCTTTCATTGGGCCGGGAACATCGATGTTTGGATAACGCTCCATGAAGTTGCTAATTTGCTCTATCTCATCAAGGAAGAGATACTTGGATCTATCGGCAAACAGCCTGACTCGGGTCATCTTCTCTACAAGGCCGACAAACCCAGCCGCGTCACTGGCGATTCGTGCAGCGACTTCCGGCGCGGTCACGCCAAGATCGGCCATGGCATCCGCAATGACGCCTGCCATTTCCGCTCGGCCGTACTTTGCCGTGACGAATGCGTAGTCCTCTGGCGCGATTTCGCGGATCGCGGTTCCGAGCAGCTCCGCTAGCTTGGCGTAATCCTGCTGCTCGTAGATAGACACTTCCTGGAGGATCCTGTCATAGTTCTGCCAGCGTCCCTCAGCAATGTTTGGCTTTTCAAGCTTGCCAAAGCTGGTCAGGATATAAGCGTCCAACTTCTCATCTTCGATCCCCTCGGCAATCTGTTGAATGCCTCGGTCAGCGTCGGCCGTGTTGATCGTGCGGAACCTGCCCCCGCCAGAGGGGAGCACGATGTCCGTGCCCATGTCGGCGGTGGTGAAGACGCGGCCTGCTCGCCGCGCGCGTTCCGATTCCGCCAGCAGGCCAGCGAGGCGCTCGCGCTCCTGCCGCAGCCGCTGCAGTTCCTGCTCACTGTCGCCGCAAAAATTAGTCATGGCAATGCGCATCCTCCGCTGTTGGCGCGGGCCTGAACTTGCCTGATTTCCTCATCAATAGCGCCCAACCTGGCGCTTGCCTCGCCAAGGTCTTCCCATGCAGCGGTGCGTGACGTCCATAGGTCAGCCAGGTCTCTGTGCACTCTGTCGGTCAGTTCTTCGCCAAATCTGAGCAACCCTTGCTGCCTGTCTCCTTGCTCATAGCGGGAGGCTACAAAACCCTTGTATGCTTTCTCGTAGATCGACCGGATGCTTTCAAATCCTTTCCCCTGGATCGCATTCTTGAATTTCTCAACATAGTTTGATATAGCCTCAAAAGCCGACAGAATCTTGCCAGCAATTCTTGCTTGGGGCGAGTCGGGGTTTTTGAGTCCATCCTTGAAGATCTCCGCGATAGGGTCTTTGCCTTTCATCCTAGCAATAGCATATTTCTGAAAAACCACAGCCTGCTGTTCCAAATACGAGATGTCGCCATAGCCAAGCTCGCTGGCTGCAAGGTGGATCTTGAGCCTTGCCTCAGTCGAATCGAGCACTTGGAGTTGCTCGCGTGAAAGAGCCATGAACTGGAGCCGATGGAAAGACTCATGAAATGCCACTTCAATGATGTCAATCGGCCTGCCTTCGATGATGCCGTTAATTTGAACAATATCGTAAAGATAATTATAGCTTCCCTCGATAGTCGTTGTCTCAGCTCCGTCTCCTCCCCACTCTCTTGGAACCAGGCTTTCCTCGTAAACATCACTAAACTTCACAGATGCGCCATCTCCGGCGACGCGCTTGACCACGGTTTTGACCGCCTTCTGAAGGTTTGCAACGTAATTGTTGAAGGCTTCAGAATTCAGCGCCGCTTCTGCGGCAGCGATGTCCCTACTGATCGCATCGCTTGCCCTGGCAACACGCATTTCAACCGGTGCAATCCTCAACTCGCCCTTCATTTCAGAGGCTTGCTTGGTCCCAAATACCCGAAGACCTGTCTCCTTGATAGCCCTTTTGACCGCATTGCCATGGGTTCGCACGGCTGCAGGGTTGAGGCCAGCGGCCTCCACCAAGTCCCGGTAGCGCGTTGCCTGCTTGCTGGCCCTGGATGGGGTGTCCCCGGCCAGGATGTACGCAGCCTTGTCCAGGTCGGACTCAAAGACAAGAGTGGCGCCGCCGTAGCGCGGTTGGGCGCCAGCCAGGTCCGGGGGCAGTTTGAACTCGGGCTGACTGGGCACGCTGGAGACGCGCAGCGGCTCGGGTCGAACTGGTGGAGGGGAAAGAACGCTAGCGCCGCTATCGCGAACGTATATCTTCTTCATGGCTTCAAGGAGCTCTTGCGCCGGCTGGCCAAGCGACAGTCCTTGGGGGTGCGGATTCCCAATGTCATTCAGCTCTGCACTTGCGTCTTTGAATGACTGCTCGTCTCCCGCGAGTCGCCTAAGCAATTTACTTCTCTGGACCATGATTCCAGCGCTTTTTGCCATTTCATCTGCTACTGCCTTGCTGTTTGCAATTTTGAGCCTAAGCAAGTCATTCGCGACCACGCCAAGTGACGTCCCCTTAAATTCGTGTATTTCACCTGGCAAAAAGCCTGCGTCCAGCGCTCTTGCTCGTGCGCTTGGCTCGCCAGCACCAGCCGCCAGATCGGGGCCGGCAGGCGGCTCGGGCGCCCAGTCCTCCCCCAGGCCGGCCTGGCCCTTTTCTCGGTAGGGAATCTCGTCATAGCCATGGGCCTCCTGGATGGCCTCCAGCGCCGCCCGTTCTGCCTCGGCGTCAGAGAGATCCTGCGCCTTGCGCAGTCGCAGTTCATCGGCGATCGCCTGAGCCCCCCTGCCGCCAGGGACCAGCCCGTTGTCCAGCAGGTCGGCGAGGGCTTCATCCGGCCGAACCGCAGGCGCCGGATCCATCTCAGGCAGTGGGGTGCTCGGGGGGCGGGCGCCGCCCTCGGCCATCGCCCGCTTGGCGATCTCGATATTGGCGGCTTCCCGCTCGGCGGGTGACATGGCGCTCGGCGCGCCGAACAGATCAGCCTGATCGGGGGCGGCCGGGGCGGCCGGGGCGGCATCCCTGCTCCCGCGGCGGAGCGCCGCCATCTCCGCCTCGATCGCCACCTTCATGTCATCCACCACCAGCCGCGCAACAGCACGCGGCTGCTGCCCCTCGGAGATGCGGCCTACCCCCGTGGTGAGCGCATCGCCAACGGGCCCGGTGGCGTATTTCAGGTTCTCGAACGCCCGCAGGGCGGCATCCGCATCAGCCGCGGTGTTGAGGGCGCCCGCCTGGTCGATCGTGTTGCCGGCCGCCTCCAGTGCCTTGGCCTTGCGCCCCACGGTGCCAAACAGAGTCTTCTCCTCTCGCAGCAGCCGCTGCACCTCCCGCACGAGGCGCAGGCGGGTTTTCACGCCCTCGTCCTCCAGATAGTTCTCCATCCCCGGCAGCGCTCCCTGCCGCCCCTGGAATTCCGGCGCGGCCTTGGCCAGCTGGGTGAGCTCCTTCAGCTCCCAGTCGGGCACCTTTTCGTCGAGCACCTGGCGCCACAGCGAGCGCATCTTGGGCTCGTCCAAGCCGCTCTCGCCCACCAGCACCGCCCGGCGCAGCAGATCGGGGTTGTCCACGGTTTGTTGGAACAGGTCCTGCGGCAACCTGCTGAGGGCCAGGCCCTGGGTCGCCCAGCTGCGTTCTCCAGACATGCCGGCGGTGGCCAGCTGATCAGGGGAGGTGATGTTGGCCTCCCGGAGGAACCGGGCCGCATCGAACGCATTGCCGTTCCCCTGGGCGATGTTTGTGATGGCGCCGAAAGCCCTGGCGCTGGCAGGGTTGGTGGCCGTGATCTCCTCCACCAGCACGCTGGGAACCCCCAGCCGCTTGGCCAGGGCCAGCCTGTTGTGACCGTTCACCACGTAGAGCTTGTCGTCGGCCGGGTCGCGCCATACCTGGATGACGCCCTCGGCCCTGGGGTTCCACCGGGTTTCATCCGCCAGGGAGGCGCCGACCTGCTGGCCCTGGTCGTCAACGCCGCCCTTGAACTGGAACCTGCCCGGATCGACCTGGATGTCCTCGGGGGGCACCAGCGACCCGCCGCGCAGTCGCTCGGGCAGCGCGGTCTTGCCCTCCTGGCTCAGCGAGCGCATGGCCTCCAGGATGTCGGTCTTGGTGGCCTCCTCCGCCTCCTTGCCGGTCAGAGCCAACACCCGATCCGCCAACTCTGGGGAGTTGATCGGATTGGCCAGCGCCTTGAGGGCGGCAGGGTCCAAGGCCTCGATGGTGGCCGACCACCCATCGACCCCCGCCATCCCATCGAGATAGAGGGCGCTCAGCCGCTCGGTCGGGAAGGCTGCCAGATCGAAGCGCTTTGTGGTGTCCACCGGCAGCGGCGGGGTGGACGCAAACTCCTGCAGCTGCTCCATCACCGGCGCCGGGTTGCTGAGGATCAGCCGGCGCTGTTCGTCGGTGAGCTCGTCCTCGACGTGCTTGAACACGTCGGTGACTTCCGGGGCGGCATCTGGCCAGGCTTCCTCGCCCGCGAGGAACGGGGACCGCTCCGCCCCTGGCGACCAAGGGGCGCGGGGGGCACGGGGCGCACGAGGGGCCGCCGGCGCCCGCGGAGCAGGTGGGAGCGTCGGGGCACTGGGCTCCGCCGGGGCGCGGGGGGGGCGGGGGGCACGGGGCGCACGGGGCGCACGGGGGGGCGCCTGTGCAGCGACACGCTGCATAGCGCTCATAAAGTTCTGAACCAGCTCAGCGGCTTGGCTCTCGCCGGCAAAGCCCGTATCCACCAAGCCGCGGATCATTGCTTCGGGAATTTGGCTTGTGGGCACGCCGGCTTCGGCAAATCGCCGACGCGCCCCTTGCATCCGGATCAAAGCCGATTGGTCCGCAAATGACGGAATGCCCTGCTGGATGCGAGTCAATGCTTCGGAGTCCAGGTTTCGCGCTGCAAGCACAGCGAGATAGCCAGGGTCCAAGGTGTCAACATCAGAGTGCGCCCTGAGCAGGGCGTCGAGGTCTTCAACCGTCGGGTTCGTGTCGTCGCGATTTCCGTAGACCAGGCGTTCTTGTTCTGGGGTCAGATTGCCAAAACGTGCCTCAAGCTCCGCCGACGCCGCATCCGCTCGCTTGCCGTCAAGGCTGTTTCTTGCGCGATCCAAGCGCTTGAACTCTTTTGCGCCTTCTTCGCCAAACGCGACGATCAAATCCAAGTCGTCTTGGCTCTTGACTGCATCGCGCATGGCAAGCAAGCCAGCCTCGTCTTGCCAGTTGATCGCCTGGAGCGCGGCGGGCGCCTCGGGTGAGCGGGGGACCGTGGGGCTGGCTGCAGACATCTCCCACGGGTCAAAAGGCATGGACCCTGGATCCTCAAAAACTCCCGTCGCGACCGGCGCTTGGCCGCCCCAGGGGTCGGGCGACTGACCATCGGCGCCGATGCGACCCTGCATCTGCTGGATCTGCCGATCAAACTCGGACTGGATCTGTTGAATCTCAGCAGGGTCCAGCTCTGCAGGCCGGCCCAAGACGTTGTCCCTGGCCTCGGCCAGGCTCTGCGCGGGAGCGGGCTGAGCGTTGGGCCCAGGCGCAAAGGTGCCATCGCCCTTGTCTTCCAGGACGCCGCCTTCGGCCAGCTTCGCCCTGGCCGCTCGCTCTCGCTCGATCCCCTTCCCGCCACGGATCCTCCGGACCGTGGCGGGAAACACCCGACCCGCCAGGCCAATCCCGGCTCCTATGCCTGCGGGCACCAGCACGTTGCCGGCAAGGGTGGCGTTGGCGGAGTCAACCATGTCCAACTGCCCGGCCCTGTCGCCGATCCCCCCGGGGAGGCCCTTGCCACCTTTCGGGATCACCCCCGAGGCCTGGCCAAGCGCGTTGATCAGGTCCACGGCGCCGCCGCCCGTGTTGTCGCTGAGATACTGGCTCGCCAACTCAGTGAGCCCCCAGGCCGCAGCGCCGCGGGTGACCTTTCCGAGCTTGGTCGTCGCCTTGCCAAAGCCAGTGACCTTGGCCAGCCGAGGCACCAACCCCAAATTCAGTCGCAGATCGGCCAAAACCTGATCCACCTCCCGCTCCGCGCGGTTCATTTGGCTGGGAGGCTTTGCCCCGAGCAGGCGATACAGGCCCTCCTCGGCACTGTCGATGAAGCCACCCACAGCGCCAGCGCCAGCGTCCGCGCGCTTGGCGCCAGCGACCTTCTGCGCTCCAGAGAATCCCATCCGGGCAATGGTCCCGGCCATGGAGACGAGGGGGAGCAGAAACAGGTTTGTCGTCGGCAGCCCGCGTCCGCTTGGGCGGCGGATCTCCCTGAGGTAGGCCTCTGTGTTGCCCCAGCCGCCAGGATGTGGGGGGGCAAGAAGTGTGCCGCCAAGCCGAGACAGCGATCGGAGCGGGTTGGTGCCGAGTTGATTCAGCTCATACTTGAAGTCATTCCCAAGCTTGTCGAACATGCCGCGATCGGCGGCAGCAGGCTGCTTCCGTTTCTTGGGCTTCGGGGGAACCCAGTTTTCCGGGACGGTGGGGCGCAGGTCTTCGCTGCTGTCGGATCCCTTGACCCTGAACTCCCCGTTTTCAAAGACGATCTCGGTTGGCATCAGGGGCGTCTCGGGGGTGCTGGCCGTGAATCAGGGATCGCCTTGGTTCCTTTGAGGCGAGGGCTCGTGCGCCCTATGGAAGAGGCGTTCATCGTGGGATTTGGTGGAGACGTGGCCATTCCGCCAACCATGGATGGGGGCGATGCGGAGGCTGCACGACTCGCTCCAGCCAGATTTTTCAATGCCTCGCGGCGGCGCTGAGGCGTGGCCTCTTCCGCGCCTCCCCGAAGGCTTGTCCACCGACGATTGAGCAGGCGCTCGGCCTCCGCAAAACGCCCGCTGAGAATTGCAGAGTGGGCGTCCGGATGAGCTTTTTGGATGAACTCCAGCACCGCTTGTTGCTGCACTGCCTCATTGTCGCTCAGCAGCCGTGCAGAGCTGATCCCGAAGCGATCCCTCGCGTCCTGCAGGGTGATGGGGGTGAACTGGAACCGTCCTTTGGCTCTCCCCCCGCCGACGGCCTCCGTGTAACCGACGGCCGCGTTGCTGTGATCGCTCTCCAGGCTGGAGAGGAAACGCAGGAACTTGCGTGCCGCCTGAGGCACGGCTGAACGCCCGCTGGCGGGGGGGCGCCGGGAGTTGCCGAAGGTGCTGCCCGATCTGAAGCCATCCCGGAACCGATTCCGAATCACAAGGGTGGTGGGCCCCGCGGTCTTCTTGTCAGGGTCGAAAAAGTCCAGGCTGAAATGAGGGCCGTATGTGGATCCCGTTCGGCCCTGGTTGCCGATCACCGTCCCCGCTGGATACCGCCCGCCAACGCGGAGGCCTGGATTGATCCGGTCGTGGTGGGCGGACAGGACGTCCACCGTCTGGCCGGAAACAGGGTCGCGGAACCGAAGCTCAACCAAGTTGCCGTAGCCACTGCCCTGGCTGTATCCGTATTTTTCCAGGTGGAATTCTCTCGGCGCGTTCCTGACAACCCTCAAAACCTCGAATGAAACGGGCCACGACAGGTTGGCCGCCCGCCCCCCAGACAGGGCCATGTCAAAGCCGCTTGGTTGGTTGGGGTCAACGGCGCTGGTGATGGTCACCCCCCGCAGCGGGGTGTAGCCGCCATCCCCGCCCCAGTCCCCAGCCGGAACCTCCTCCGAGCGCCTCAGGCGCCCTCGCGGGTAAAAGGGAGGCCGCCATCTCGGCCACCTCCATTTGCGGCCATGGCGGGCCTGGTGCCAAGGACGGCATCGAGAAACCATCCAGCTCCTGCGAGCCACGACGACTGCGGGGTGCTCTCCACACGCCTGCTGGCCCCCTCGAAACTGTTGGCCCTGCGCCGCAGCTCGCGCTCTGTGGCCGGGCTCAGCAAGCCCGGATACCGGCGAGCCTGCTCAACCAGAAAGTCTGAGAGCGACTGCCCAGAGGCCCTGGCCGCACGCTGGACGGACGAGCTTGGCCGGCCGCCATTGCCCACCCGCTGAATCTCCTCCAGCACGGCCTGGCGTTCCAGGGTGAACTGGCCCTGCTCCAGGGCTTCTTGTGGCAGGGCGTCCAGGCCATCCCTTCCAACAGTTGCGCCAGGCGCCCAGCGCCGCCCCGGGGGAGCTGGTGGACCCGCAGCCTGCGGTCGCCCCGGTGATTCCACCCGGCCACCATTGAGGCCTGGCCCGCCACCGATCCCGCCGGGCAGCATCCTGCGGCGGACGCTTTCATCCTTGGTGCCGGCAAACTCGTTGGCGGCCCTGGTGATCACCTCCAGCTCCTGCGCTGGATCCAGTTTGCCGGCGGCTTTCTGCCGGGCCTCCACCAGCCGGTTGACCATGTGTTGCCGCATGGAGCTCGACACCCGTGCGGTTGCCGCGGCGAAGTTCGCATCGTTGAACGTCATCCACCCCTGGACGTCTCTCACTCCCCGGCCGATGGCCTGCGCAAAGGTCTTGGGATAGGCGAACTCCAGCACCGCCCTCACCTGCTCACCCAGGACGGCGTTGAAGTTGGGGGGCAGGCTTGCGCCGATACCGCTGTCTACCTGCTGCCTGGCCCGGCCCTCCAGCTGGCTGAACTCCTTGATCTTGTCCTGCTGCACGCCGGGGGGGAGGTGTGCGATCGAATCCCGAAATGCCTTGCGCAGTTGAGGCATCTGGCGCACCGTCTCGCCAGGGAGCAACGAGCGCATCTCGTTGAGCACCGCATCGGCCTGGCCTGAATTGGCGTCGCGCTCCGCAATCTGCTGTGTTGATCGGCCCAGCCGGTCGTAAGCCTCGGTCATCTCGGCCGCGCCAAGGCCAGCGCCCTGGCCCGTCTCGAACAGCTTTTGCTTCGCGGCCTCCTTCTCGGGCCCCGGATCCATCATCGAAACCATGGTGGCCGAGTCCTCCCAGGTGTCGAGGGTTTGCTGTTCCGCGCGCTTCTGGCTGGCGAAGTCCTGCTCAATCCGCTTCTGGGCGGCGCCGATGAACAGATCGGGGTAGAGATTGCCCAGGCTTGGCCTCTCCCCGCCGGGTCCCAGCGCTCCTCCGGGGGTGTTCCGCAGCAGGATCTGGAACGCATCGAGGGCGCTCTGCTGCTCCTCGGGGTTGAGGCCGGTGTTCGTGAGCTCCAGCAGGTATCCCAAAATCTCCTTGGTGTAACCGGCCGCCCGGCCGCCGATCCCGGAGGTTCGGGCCATCCCCTCCAGGATGCCGCCCATGTGAAAGGCGACCCCCCGATCGAAGTCGGCGCTGCCCAGGGCGGCCTCGCGCATCACCATCGCCCCGTCGGCGCCGCGCTCCCCCCAGCGCACCACGCCGGCATCCCGGAACGACTTGTAGGTGCCCAGCATTTCCAGGGCGGTCATTCGAGGAATGGTGGAGTCCATCCACTGGACCCGGTCGCTCTTGTGCCGGGTCGTGACTTCGTCCCATGTCCGGTTGATCTCCCCTGCCACGTAGTCCTGGAAGCCTGGAGATCCGGCGTCAAGGCTCCACTTCTTCAGGAGGGATTGCGTGGCGCGGGCCCGCAGTTCTGTCAGGCGAGCGTCGCCCTCCGGCCACGTGGGCGCCTCGGGGGTGTTCAGGTAGGCATTCAGGATGGCGCCGGGGGCATCCTGCGCCGCCAGACGGCTCACCTGGTTTTGCCTGCCCGCCATCCGGTAGGGGTTGACCTTGTCGAGCATCAAGGCCGCGATCGGGTCAACCTTTTCCGTTTCCCGGGTCAGAGACGAGAAGTCCTCCGCTGACCGCATGCGCTGCTGGTTGGCCAGCACCTGAGCCCTGATCGCCTCGTTCTGGCCCTTTTCGTACTCGCCAGAGGTGTAAAGGCCTACGGCCGTCGTCGCCAAAGAGGTGATGCCTTTCCCCTGGATGAACGGGGCCAGGGCGGCCTGGAGCTGCTCGAAGGCGTTGAACCCCTGCACGCTGCCAGCCCCGGCCTGGGCCACGGTGACGATGCCCGACGGCGCGGGCAGGGGCGGGGGCGCAGAAACGCCAGCAGCATTTCGCTGGCCCGGCCGAATGAACATGTCCACCGGCTGGGCAGCCGGAATGATTTGGGCCTTGCCCAGTTCCTCGCTCACTTACTCCCCCTGGCGCCGGAGCTCGCCCAAGATCTCGCGGTGCCGTAGACGCCCAGCCCGGTCTGCAGGCCGTCCAGGAGCGCTCCACCCACGGAGACGGCAGCAGCAAGACCGCTTGGCGGTGCACCAAGCATCGACGGAGGCGCCGGCTCCAGCAACGCCGGCAACGGCTGAAATGGCGCCATGGGCTCCATGTAGGGCTGAAGTTTATAGAAGTCCTGAGAATTGTATTGGCTTAGGTAGCCAGCAACAGCACTTGCTTGCTCCCTGGTGTATTGCCGTTCTCTAAAGCTTCTGTTCATTTCCGCAATCGTTTGGTAATCGCCCTCTTGCCTGGCAAAGTCGTTCATGATTCTGTCAATCGAGTTTCCCAGCGCCCCGCTGGCCCTGATTGAACCCCTCGCCTTCAGCGCCGCAACGGTGTACTGCTGCAGGCTCACGGCTTCCGCCATGCCTTGCTCGGCCATCCGTTGGCTCAGCGCTTCCGATGCGCTGATGAATTGGGCGCCAGCAGCCTCGCGGGTTTCCCGCACGGTGTCTGCCTGATCCATGGCGCGAACCAGCTCAAAGTTGCGCTGAGCTCGGCTGTAAGCCAGGGCTTGATTATAGTTAACTGTGTCTATGTAGTATTGTCGTTCTTGCTGAGCGTTCGCGATCTTCAGGTCGGCCCCAGCTTTCCACTGGGCGTACCTGGCATTGGCGCCCTGGAGAGCTTTTTGCCGCTGGTATTCACCCTTGGCTGCGCTGTTGCCAAGGATGGCGCTGAACGCACTGAGGCCGGCAGAGGCCCCGCCAACGCCCAGCGCAAGTGCTAGAGGAGCGACCATTACAAGTGGAAGTAACGAAACAGCATTCCGTATGGACCATGTGGCTCAGGTTTATGCACCCGAAAGCCGAGAGATATCAGCCATCTTATGCCAGTTGCATTGGCAGAAAAGGCCCAGTTGCTGGCTTCGACTCGATCGCGCCGCAGCTGCTCCACCCAGGCCTTGGCGCCGCGGGCAAGCTGGCTGCGATGCGAGGGGGTGGCTGTCAGTCCCTCGGTTCCAAGCATCCAGATGATGCCGCCGCCCAGCCCGAACAGGCCAACCGGCTCACCGTCGTCTCCCAGAATGGCCCTGGCGCCGGGCGTGTGGAAATAGCTCATCATGCACTCCTGCTCCGGGTACTGGTACCCAGCCATCTGAAGCTCATGGACATCGCATGGGCGAAGCGCTCGCGCAACGGCGCGGGCCTGGTCCTCCGTGGCAAGGGCCCACCTCATCGCATCAACCTCGCCCGCCCAGTCACACGGCCGGTCCACTCGGCGCCAATGAAGCGGCAGGGCCTGGCCGTGCTGTTCAAGAGCTCGACAGTGCATTTGGCCCCGTCGGACAAAATGGGCACCGAGAAGACGCCGCTCTCCTGCGGGTCGAAACTTGTGAAGGAGTACACCGAGGAGTCGCGTCCGTCGGCCTTGACCTGGACCTCGAAGAATCCCGAGGCCTCGTACCGGAGCAGAAGTCGTCGCACCTGCGTCCGCCGTTCGTTGAGGGCCACTTTGCCTCCAGATGGCAGGTCCATGCGGGCGCGAAATCGGGTGAAGCGATAGAAGAATGTATAAGTCTGCCCAAAAAAGATTTGAGCAGAACTCCAGTTTCCCATTGCTGTAATCTCATCCGCCCCGGCCTCGGCGGAGGCGATCCTGACCCCGCCCTCCCACGAACCTCCATAGGCGCTCCATGCCTGTATGTCACCAGAGGCGCTATACGGAAGATTCCATTTGGTGGTGTTCGTTTGCGGGTTATAGACGCCCGGTGCAACACGGATCGCCGACGGGGTCGCCGTTGTGGTGCTCACTCGCCTGTCCAGCATCAGGGGGTAGCCGCTGTCGTCATCAACGGCGCGATCGCTGACACGCATCTTCTCCAGCCAGACCTGGCCGTCTGGATACTCGCAGAGCATGTAGAGCACTTCTTCTACGCACAAAATGTAAAGGATCTTGTGTACGTCTAGCTCCCAATAGCTCCAGCTACTCTGCTTGCGCTCATCACCATTGTAGAAATACTTGTACGTATATATCCTGTTTCTATATCCAGGCCGGGCGGAAACCGCATACCATGCGTTCCCCGTTGTATTTTCTGCCATAACAAAAATGTCACTTGGGATATAAGAGGCGACTGTTTCGCTGATCGAAGGAGCGTCTGCTGTCAGAGCAGTGCCAGCTCCGCGAACCCCAAATTCCCGGAACTGTGTCCATTGTCCGTTCTTCTGCGCCATGACAATCGATCCGCCAACCTGAAGCGGGCGCACTCCTGGATCGATCTCATACTGGGTCAGCACGCTCACGCGAGCGGTCCCAGGCGTCAGGGCGGTTCCGCTGCTGCTGTACCTGAATTGTGCCGAGTCAGAGAACGCTATGAGCTCCCCTTGAAAGGGGACCACAAACTTAAGGACAGACACCTTGTCTATCCCGCTTGCCGTGACGTCGATCGGATCGCTGTCCAACACAGCGGTTGTCGTCTCAGGGAAAACCTCAAAGTATTCCTGGGCTCTACTCTGAAAAATGTTCTCGTCTGCCGCAAAAAGCAAGCGATTCTCAAAGGTGAATATGTCATTGATCGGTTGCCCGATGAAGCTTGGATCTTTGGCTGTCTCGTAATCACCAGCCGTCCGCCCACCCCACGTTGGAACAGTGAAATCACCAACGCTAGATCCGTCAGCAGGGCCAAACCAAAAGGTCCCGTTTGCCAATCTGATCAACAGATGTGGCATCGTCGCAGGATTGACTCTGTACTCAACCCCAGGGCTTACGGTCTCAACCCAGGATCCCTCTCCAAAGTTTCCAGCCCCCTCTCTGGGGGCAAACTTTACATAGTATCCGTCATATTTATTGCCAGGATCTCCAACGATTTCAACTTGATAGCCGGCGGGTGCGATCGTTGGCAGGGAGGTAAAAGCCTGCACGCTGTTGGTGATGGCCGTGATGTCCGCGTTGGCTCGCGCGTCGCTGGCCGAAAGGGTGATGGGGCTTGCGGATGTCAAATGCAGAACCGAGCCCTGCCGGGCGATGCCAACGCCAGCCAAGGGCCCTGTCGAGGCAGCGCTCACCGTGGCCACTTGCACCGGGCTGGTGTCCACGCCGCCTTCCAGCAGGTACCTGGCCACGAAGATCTTCGCTCCAGCCTGATAGCCAGTCCCGCCGGCAACAAGGGTGGCCACCGTGACTGCAGTCCCATTGGCGCTGACCGTCACGGTCAGGCCTGTCCCATCGCCATCTGTCGTCGTTGACAGGCCTGCCTTCTGACCGTTGAGCGTGGTTGCCGTGGTTGCCACGGTGAGCCCTGTCGCCGCCCCATAGAGCAGGGCCGCCCGCAGCCGCGCCGCAATCTCTGCGGTTGAGATCGGGTAGGTCAGGGTGACACTCCCCGACACCACGACAGCTGAGACAGCCGTGGAAACCTTGGCCGTGGTGCCGTTGACCAGGAGGGAATAGGCCTGCCCATAGTTGGCGGCCTTGACCCACACGAGGGCCTCATGTGGCGAGGGCCTTGGTGTTTCCGGCGCCAGGTCCGGCGCCATGGCAGGAACCACCAGGCGATTGCTGATGAAGGTGAAGTCTGCGATGGTCCTGGCCCGGATGGTTGCACCGGGATCGGTGACGCCGGCCAGGTAGGAGATCCCCGGGCCGGTGACTGGGATGCTGTTGCCCTCCAGGTCGAAGACGCGGATGGCACTGGAATTGATGACGGCCAGATATTTCTCGCCGGAGTCCCGCAACACGGCGTGAATCAGGGCGTTGCCAAACGCGGTCTCGCTGACCAGGGCCACAGCAATAGTGGGGTTGCGTTTCCTGAGCCCCTCGCCGAGGGAGCTCACCCCGTTGATTTGCGCGTCGCCCTGGGTGGGGTCGCGACTCGCATCGGCTTGCTGGCTGACTCCCTGGACGAGATTTGGGATCTGGACAGTAATCAGGTCAGACACGGAGCCCTCCGCCCGATGAGCGCCTGGAAACGCCAAGCGCTGGGTGGAAGGTTCTGAACGGCCCCAGGCCGTAGCCGTCCGTCAGGACGTTTGGTTGATCCTCCACGGCCTCCGCAGCACGCAGCTGCTCCCAGGCCAGCTGCGCTTCCTGCAGGGCCATTCTGTTTTGCCCATCTCCAAGAACCTGGCCGATAAAAATAGAAGAGGCTTTCATTGTTGCGAAATAGTTGTACGCCTGCGGTGCGTCATCCCAGCTCAAGCTTTCAACGATCGCCGCCTCGATCACGGTAATCTCCAGGCTAAACGTCCCCTCCTGGGTGTCGAAAACCCTTTGCCCGCGCAGGGTGTACCTGCGCCTGTACTCGAAGATATCAGGGCTGAATTGAACAATGTTCGCTGGAACCACTATCTCGCCAGATTGCGCGTCCCTGTAGAACCGTCTCAGTGAGCGGTTCCAGGCCCAGCCGTTTGCCTGCCACGCCTGGTGAATCTCCAGCAGCTTTCGCTTGGCCATGGCTGCTTCGTCATTCTGGTCACCTTCCAGGCTGGCGACCGTTTGCTCACCGATCGCCTCCAGCATTTGATTGACCGCCTGGATCAGCGACGTGCGGCCGGGCGTGACGCCCTGATCGGCGATGCCCATTTCCGCTGCACGACTGCAACCATGCTACCCATGCCGAAGCCCCCCGCCGCGCAGTGGCGACAGGGGGCCTTTGGCTTGGGCGAGGGGTCTGGGCGTGCTCTACGGAATGGAGACGCTGGCCGCTGCTTCGGGGCGAAGGCTCTTCATGCCAATGGCCATCTTGGCCATCACACCCTGTG